CTCTTGGAATACATCTGCACCAAGGGTTGTAAGTCCTGTTTCGATGTCTCGGTCTTGTGATGACCAGTTCACATCGGGTAAGTCAAGGATTGCGTTTACTCGCTGTCCTGCCTTCTGAGCGGTTGCAGTTCCAGCAGGTAGTGTCTGAGTGTTGAACAGCGTGAAAGCGTCTGAGGCTGCCGCTGATGCCTCGCTGTCACCAGATGGTGAGTAGGACAAGTTCCAGTCATCTATAACGCCCTGAAATACAGGGTTGCCAGCAGAGAAGATTCTGATTGCTCGCTTCGGAATGATCTGCCCGTAGTAAGGGGAGTTCACATACTCAGGGTCAAAGGTTCTGTCGTTGTTATCAAAGACCACATTTGCCAGACCACCATCAAACTCATCTAGCTGACGGTTCTTGCCTCGCCTGGTTGCGATGCTTTTTACCTTGTCGGTGACATCGTAGAAGATCTGTCCACCGAGCGGATAGGCAGGAGTGTCGAGCTTGCCCTTGACCGGATTGTCTAGGGTCAGCAGGTTGGCGTTTGCTCCGACTAAATCGAAACCAATCTGAACCGTTGGTCTTGGGACACCCATTAGTTTCCGCTCACGATGACTTGACCACCTGTGGTTACATACTTAGTCACAATGTTACCGATGGTCTTTCCAACCATAGCCTGAGACTGAGTGCTGTCGGTCTTTACATTTATGTTTATGTAAGTTCCTGCGGCTGTTCCCGTTGCAGCCCTGCCTTGTAGCTCTGCTAGTTGCTGTGCAAATGAAGTCACTCTTGACTGTGCATCCATGCCCAATTCAGACTTAGCACCAACATTCTTGATGTAACTTTGACCTGCTGCGATACGAGCCTGAAGATAAGCGATAGTTCCAGCGACATCTGACAGTTCGTCAACCATAATGCCAGAAGCATTTTTGATTTCCTTGATTGCAACATTGCTTGTGATTAGTGCGTTCTCAAAAGGGTTTGGCTTGTTTGGGTCACCAGATGGTGCGGTGATCATTGCCTGAATGTCACTCTTGCCGACCTTGAGCAGTCTTTCAAACTTCTCAATGAGCTTGTCAATGGTGTCACCTAGTCCGGCAAACGCCCCATCAAACTCATCTAGGTCTAGTAGGAACTGAGTCTTGACATCTGAAATCTGAGTTTGGAAACCATAGGCAGCGTCAGCAAGGCTTCTGAGTAGAAGCTTGTTTTGCTCATTTAGGGCAATGTCTAACTCGCCGTTGATTGCCTCAGATTGAGCAGCAAGTTCCCTAGTGGCAAGTTTGAACCTGTCATAAATGTTTTTAGCAAGTGACTCTGCACCTGTCTCAGATACCGTCTCAAGCTCGGTAAAGAGATCACGCAACTCTGATTGAGTTTCAGGTGAGGACTCAAGGATTGCTCCTGCAAGGGCGTTGCCCGTCTCTGTGCCCGTCTCTAAGACCTGTTCGATAAAGGTTTGCTTGAAACCTAATCCTGCAAGTTTCGAGGCGTTAGCAAGCAGATTCTTAGAAGCGGTCAGGCGGTCTTTGAGTCCGTTGATGATGTCGGTTACAGATGCGTAGGTTGTCTTTTCAGTTTCCTTGGCAACTGTTACTGTGAGGTTTTGAGTTAGTTTCTTTACCTGAGTGACAATCTCACGAGTGCTTTGGCTTGTGAAGAGATCCCCAAGAGACATCTGAGTTGCAGACCTGAAAGCCGAGGTGATGCGGCTCTGAGATTCTTTGACAAGATTCTCTTGCTCTTTTAGGGCATCCTGCCTTAGAGCGTAGACCTTATCTTCGTATTCTCGGTTTAGCTCAAACTTGGCTCGCTCGTAGTCACGTTCAGCCTTGATGATGTCAGCTTGAGCCTTCTTGATAATCTTTTGAATTTTTGCAAACTTAGACTCAGTTCCACCTGGCTCAGTTGGCACAAACTCTTCCAAAGTAAATGGCTTGATTTGTGGGCGTAGGTTGTTGAAGCGGTTAGTCTCGCCTGAATCGGCTGGAGCAAGAGCGTTGGCAGGGATAACAGGAGCGGTTGTCTTTTTGCTTAGGTATTTCAGAACTTCGATAACAGGAATGAGCAAGATGCCCAATGGCCCTAGCTGCTTTCCAATGTTGTAGAAAGCAGTTGCCATGTTGTCAAGGAAGGTGTTGATCTGCAAACCCTTTTGAGAAGCTCCAAAGATGCCTTCAAAGAAAGGCTTGGCCTTATCCCATAGGTATTGCACTCTCTGACCAATAAGTTCAAAGGCGGTTGCAAGTGCGTTTAGATAGGTGACAAGGTAATCACCAATGATGTCTGCTAGGAACTCAAGAGCAGGGATTAGGACATAGGTTAGGTAGTCAGCTAGAACCTGAATGAATGGCATGAGAGCATCTAGCAAGCGACCAAACACAGGCAAGAGTTTCTGGATCAGCGGTAGAAAAGCCTCAGCAAGTTGCTTCAGAATTGGCGTGATGTATCCAAGCAGCTTGGGCAGGACTGCGAGCAAGACATCGTTGATGACATCTGCCACCATAACAAAGATGTCGAACAAAGGCTCAAGAGCGGTAAGCAGAGGGTCAATGGCGTTGACGATGGTTTCAAAGATTGGGCCAAGACTCTCCATCACCCTAGCCAAGACAGGTGCAAACTTCTCAGCGAGCGATGTGATTACCGGAACAAGTTTCTCAAAGACAGGTAGCAGGGCGTTGCCGACTACTTCCTGTGCCTCGCCAAAGGCAAGTTTGATTCTCTGGAAGCCTGTGACAGTAGCCTCAGCAGTTCCACCAACCTGCTGTTCGATAGCCTTGAGAATCATGTCCTGAGCCTCAAGCGTCTTGCCTGACTCTACAAGAGTTTTGATTTTGTCTTTCTCTTGCTTGGTGAAGGTAACACCTGAGCGAGTAAGAGCGGTCAGTCCCTTGATTGGGTCTTGTAGTGCTTTACCAAGTTGTGTGGCGTTGGTCTCCGCAGAGCCAAAGCCAGCAGCAGCCAAGTCAAAGGCGGCAATGGTTGCTCTGTCAAAAGCACCACCAGCCTCACCTGCGGTTGCTGCTAGTTGCTTGAAGGTTAGGAGCTTTGCCTGAGTGGACTTGATGAGTTCGTCATCTTGTCCGATGACCATCATCTGCTGATCAGCGAACTCTTTTAGTCTGCCTGTTACGACTGATGCCTGGCTACCAAAGATGCCCATTGAGCTTGCGATTTGGTCAAGTCTGTTGTTTGCTACCTGAGCGGCTTCTGCTGCCTTGAGAGCTCCACCTGCGAAGTTTGTGACAGCTGCCACAGACAGAGC